ATTAGAAAGTATAACATATACATTCCAAAATAATAATTTTGAGACATATTTAATTCCTGCTATTAATGTAAATACAAAATCCATTAAAGTCACTGTGACAGATTCAAATGCATCTACTGCATCTAAAGTTTATACACTTAATACTAACGTAGTAGATTTAGATGGTACATCCGAAGTATTCTTTTTAGAGGAAGGAAGAGACGGTTATTATGAAATTAAGTTTGGTGATAATATTATTGGTAAAAGACCTGGAAATGGAACTGAAATTAATATTGAATATGCTAAGATAGCATCAGGTACTGATGTGAATGGTGCCACCACATTTACATTGACCGATACAATTGCTGGTAATACAGATGAGACCATCACACTTGTAACTAAAGCTACTGGTGGTGCACCAAGAGAAACTAAAGAAGCTATTAAATTTAATGCTCCTCTTGCTCACGTATCTCAAAACAGGGCTGTTACACCTGATGATTATAAAGCTATTATTAAAAACGAATTTGCCGACATTGAAGCTGTCCAAGTATGGGGTGGAGAGGACCATGATGTACCAGACTATGGTAAGGTCTATATAAGTATTAAACCATTATCTGCTGAAGTACTTACTGATACACAAAAAACAACAATCATAACCCAAATTCTTAAACCTAAAAACGTTGTATCCATCACACCCGTACTGGTTGACCCTGAATATACATACATTGATTTAGAAGTTTACTTTAAATATAATCCAAACCTTGCTACAGTTACAGCATCTGGTCTTGCAACTAATATAAGGAGCACACTTATCTCATATAATACTGACACACTTAGAAGTTTTGGTGGAGTATATAGAGACTCAAATGTTCTTAAGAAGATTGACGATACTAATATTGCTATCCTATCTAATATTACCCGTATTAAAATGACTAAAAAGATTACACCTACTCTTAATACGGCAACTAAATATACACTTAAGTTTAATCAAGCATTGACTGATTTAGATGGTACTACAGCAGCTCTTGGTTCTTATTTGACCTCAACTCTATTTACATATAGTGGAGTTAACTGTAGGCTTAAAGACTATTATGATACTACATCTGCTACTAGAATTATTCAAATCATAGGAACAGATGGTGTAATATATGGTACAAACCTTGGTGATATTAATGAAGAAAATGGAACAATTACTTTAAATAGCTTTACACCAACTGGATTACCGACAGGGTCAACTACGATTGACATCACTGTTAAGCCGGCATCCTCTGACATTAAACCAACAAGGAATGAACTATTAACTATTAATACCTCAACCGCAACAATAACAGGAGAGATAGATACTATGGCTACTGGTGGTACAACTGCTGGTATTGACTATACAACGGTGAGTAACTAATGGCTGGGATAGGTAAATATAATATATCATCATACATAGATGACTTAATACCTGAACATGTACAGTCTTTATATCCTGACCTGGTTGCATTTCTTAAAGTATATGCTCTTTATTTAGAGCGTTCAAATAAATCTGGATTTTATCTTAATTCATTAGATATCCAAAGGGATATTGATTTTATAGAAGATAGTCTCCTTACGGAATTACAAAATGAGATTGGTATTGCGGTACCAAGAGACTTTGCTACAGACCCAAGGAAATTTTATAAAAGGCTTGTTGAGTTCTATAGAAGTAGGGGTACACCAGAATCTATTACATCATTTTTTAGGGTGATATATGATGATGAGGTTGAAACATATTTTCCATTTGTAGATATACTTAATCCATCAGATGGAGATTGGACAGACCAAACAGCAGATATTATAGCAACCCAAGCTAATTATACACCATCAAATACCTTCACAATTAGTGGAACACCAACAGTAGTTAGTGGAAATAATGATGGTGGTAATCCAGCATTATTTGACGATGATGTGGTATTTGTTAATGATGTATATCAAACACCAGGAACAGATTATGTTGAGGCGGTATATTCAGATACTACAACTAAATATAAATTAACATTCACAAGTGCATTATCAAATGGTGATGTGGTTAAGACATATTCTAAAGGTTTGTTTTTAACCAATGATGGTTTTTTATCAGATAAGAAGTACTTACAAGACTCTTACTACTACCAAAAGTTCTCATATGTTCTTAGGACTGGTAAGAACATAGCTGATTGGAAGAATGCATTTACAAGGTTGATTCACCCAGCGGGATTTAAATTCTTTGGTGAGATTGTTATATTAGTTAAATTATTAACCTCAGGTATACCAGCACAATATGGTTGGTTACTACCAGCAGGTAAAATTAATCTTAACATTGGTCCATTTCAAATTGGTCCAGTAAGTTTTAATAGTCATATATTAGAAAAGAGTTATACACATATACCATTTACTACAACTGGAACTTATAATATTGGTTCAGGTGGCGGTAGAATAGGTATGTGGAACCATTGGGAGAACATGAAGTTCAGATATTTGGGACCAAATAGCGATTTTGCTCACTATACAGTTCAAGATAGTATAAATAACAATATAGGTTTACAATTCGGATTGGGTGGAGCAAGTTCACTCGTGATTTCATAAATAAAACAAAGGAAAAGACATGGCAGCAATAATAACTAGCAGATTTAGATTAGATACAACAGATAAATTCCTAGCTAGTCTTGCATCAAACACATTCTATATGGCTTTGGGACGGCCTAATGCATGGACTGATGATACAGTACCAACAACCCCATATGAAAATGATTATACTAGTAATACTTTATGGGAAAACATGTTTGCCATGAAGAAGATTGCTAGTACAGATATTATTCATTGTGCACCAAGGAACTTATGGGTTTCTGGTACTACATATACAGAATATGATGACCAAGACACCAACATAGAAGGCAAAGTATATCACGTTATTTCAGATAATAATAACGTTTATCTTTGTTTGAAAGCTGGAGCAGGAGCAAGTACAACCAACCCAGACGTTTCACCAGGTGGTGTTCAAACAACTGGAATAATTGACTTTGTAGGCACAGATGGCTATATATGGAAATACATGTATACAATCCCGTCAACTGATGTGACAAAGTTTTTAACAGCATCATTCATACCAAGTAGAAAATTAACAGCACAACCAGCTGGAGGTTCTGATGCAGCATTAATTAATCAATGGAGTGTACAAAGTAATGCAGTTGATGGTGCAATATATAATTTTAAAATAACTACTGCAGGAACTGGATATACTTCACCTCCAACATTGGCTATTGAGGGAGATGGTGCATCAGCTGCAGCCACGGCTGTAGTATCAGGTGGAGCTATCACAGATATCTTAGTAACTAATGCTGGTACGGGTTATACCCACGCTACTGTTACAGTAACAGGTGGTGGTGGTTCAAATGGCGCAGTAAGACCAGTGATTGGTCCTGCAGGTGGATTTGGCAAAGACCCAAATAATGATTTACGTTCACACTATGTAACAATTAATACTACATTCACAGGTGATGAATCAGCTACAATTCCTGATTCAAATGACTTTAGACAATTGGCTCTTATTAAAGACCCAACACGCGAAAGTGATGATGCAGTAGCAAGTGCTAATACATATAATGTATGTAAAAAACTTGTAGTTGCTACAGGTGTTACATTCACCCCTGACCAAATAGTTGAAGGTCATACATCAGGCACAGTTGGTGCTAAAGGCCAAGTTGTAGAATATGATGCAACAAACGGTATTGTATGGTATAATCAAAATGAGGCTACAGGGTTTGGTACATTCCTTGCGACTCATTTCCTTCGTGCTGAGGGTACATCAATTGCAGGACAAGATATTACAGCAGTAACAGCTCCTTTAATTAACCATCATTCAGGTGAAGTAATGTTTGTTGAGAATAGAACAGCAACCACGAGAGCAGCAGGGCAAGTAGAGACAGTAAGATTAGTAATCGCATTTTAATAGGAAAGAAAAATGGCAATAGCATTTAACGTAGAACCATACTGGGACGACTTTGAAGCCGCCGGTGCGGACGGTCTAAGTCCTAAGGAAAAATATAATAAAGTATTATTTAGACCTGGTAAGGCTGTACAAGCAAGAGAGTTAACTCAACTTCAATCAACATTACAAAATCAAATATCATCTACAGGTGACCACTTATTTAAGGAAGGTTCTAGTGTTGCTGCTGAACTTCATGTTCATAATGAATGTGACTACTTAAAAATTACTACAACAACCACAGACATTACAGACTTTATTGGTGTAACACTTACTGATGGTACTAACACAGCTAAGGTTCTCCATGCGGTGGCCATTGATGGTTCAGACCCAGTTACTTTATATGTTAAATATTTAAGTGGTGCAAAATATACAGCAGCTTCAACCGTTACTGGTACTGGAATTGTTGTTTCTGATATTACAGAAGTTGGTCATGGTTGTATTGCAACTATTGCTAATGGTGTTTATTATTTAAGGAAAAACTTTGTATCAGTAAAAGCCAAAACAATTATTGTTTCAAAATATACTACAAACTCAACTATTGACCTTGGTTTACTCATAACTGAATCCCTTGTCAGTTCAGGTTCTGATACAACATTAAATGATAATGCTACAGGTACTCCTAATGAGTCAGCTCCAGGTGCTCACCGATATAAAATAAGTGCTGTATTTTCTACTCGTGCTTCTAATTCTACCGCAAGTGATTTTGTTTTATTGGTTAGATTAAATGATGGTAGAATTGTAGAAGATAATAGACCAACTGAATATTCTAAAATAGGTGATACACTTGCACGTAGAACATTTGACGAATCTGGTAACTATACAGTAAGACCATTCTTAGCCTCCTTTGAAGCACATGCTTCTGACGCTACTAAATTTGTAACTGTAGTTGAACCTGCAAAAGCATATGTTCATGGTTATGAAATAGAAAAGGTTTCAGCAACAGCTGTAACTGTTAATAAAGCAAGAAGTTCTGAGCTAGTGACAGACCGAGTTGTCCAAGTGGAATCAAATAACTATATTGATGTTTCAACTATGGTATCCTACCCAGACACAGTAACGCTTGAAAAGATTAATATTAAAAATGAGAGTGCCGCGGTTGTTGGTACATTACGTGTTAGAGCAGTTGAGGGTTTAACTGCAACCACACAAAGATTACACGTATTTGATTATGTGACAACTACTGCACACACAATTGATACTACAAATGATGACTATACCCTTGCAGGTACTACTGGTTCATTCACTGCAACAATTATTGATGCAAACTTAGGAGATGATACTGCAATATTTGCACTTCCTCAATCAAGAGTTAAAACATGTAACTCACAAACCGATGGTACAACTGATTTTAATTATCAATTTTCTAGCAATAGA